GGTGTTTCCTCGAGGTAAATGGGTTAAGTGGATTGATCAGATCCTATATACAATAATGCAGAAAAAGGGGGGTTTACGCCCCTAGATTGCGCTTAAAAACAGTTCACGCTCGCGTCTGCGGCGCTTTTCCAACACAGCTGGTTTGTTCCACATCAGGATGGCATCTGCTGCCCCCTGCATGTCACCGGCGTTAATTCTACGAACCACGGTAGAGTTCTTAAAGGCAGTGCCTCCAATATTGAAGCAGAGGCTGTATAGAGCGTCAAATTGAGCCTGTTGAAGGGGCACCCTCACCGCACTCTCTACGGCCTGACTACACCACTCTAAATCGCGTTTAAGAAGGTCTTTGACCTCGTCATCAGTCAGGGTGGCTGTAATGAGGTGCTGTTCCCCCGGTCTGATGAGGTGGCCTACGCCAATGGTCCAAAGGCCCTTAGAGTCCTTGTAGGCTTTGTTGCGCTTACCTTCTTCTTCAATAATGTAATCTATTGTGGATTCAGTAATGGCCATGATGTTTTCTTCAATGTGGGTGTATCTGTTTGTGGCGTGGATTACAGCCAAAATGCTTAAAACCCACATCCATATTACTAACTTCTTTTTCATCTTTGCTCCCTTTTTGGGGGATTATATACTACTTGAGTGAGTCGTATTGCTTATAGCAAGATTGGAGTGCCACTCTTATTTCGTCTGCTCGGGCAGCTTCCCGGATAAGAAACTCTGCATCCTCGGAATAAAGGCTGGCTCCGTTGCAGCTCTGTCCAGCGTTGGCTTTGTCGGTACGACTGGGCCGTTTGCGCAGCTCGCTAATAGCATCAACAAGCTGATTATTAATAATTTTGATTTGAGCATCTTTGTCTTTCCTAATCTGATCTGCAGCTGCTTGGTACTCGTGTTCTTTTTGCTGTACCAGTTGCTGCTGGGCCACGATGTATGCGTCTAGCCTGTATGACTTGTATTTGCCGTAGCCAAAACCGGCCAGCCCAAATAGGACTAAGCCAATGTAGGCATAGTAGCGTAACGGTAACGGAAACATTATTTTTCGTCCAAAGGTAACGTGGTCACAAATCTAAGCACACCAACAGTAATACCAATAGCAATAAGAAGTACGCCGTACAGACGAGGATCAATAAACTGCTCAAGATAACTAAAATGATCATAGACCACCCCCAGTGCTACAAGTGCTAAAGAGAACCACATAGTCTTGGAGCGCATAACGCCCCGAGTACGGCGTCTCACTTGTCTACCTTACTGTCTAGCTTGTCCTCAATCCTATGCAGCGATTTGAGAACCTCGTACCAGCGGTCATTAAAGTCATCTTTGGTGACATAATGACTTGGCAGCTGCTCGCGTAGTTTTGCCAAATCTTCTTTGAGGTCTTGAACAGCTGTCCAAAGCTCGCGACAAAACCAACCGAGAACTGCGCAGGTAATGGGAATGAGAATGTTAAATAGTTCTTGTGGGTTCATAATTATTTATGCGTTTATGGTACCGTACATCAAGTAATTACCAGTACCGTATATTTTTTTACTTGGTGAAATACTGTAGAACCCCACTGGAGCACCAAAAGCAGAAGAACCTTTTGACCAGTTAAAAGGTTTAGATGGGCTATTCAAAATTCCGGAAGGCGCTTTGGAGTAATACAAATCTCCGAACACAACCACCCCGGAACTGTCCGGCATTGACACTATAGTGGGGGAAATTCTTCCAAAATTTTCATTTGGTAAATATGATTTTTTCCCTAGATAAGATAAAGCGCCTGTTATTGTGTCTATGGAAAACATGTCAATTCCTGCAGATGACGCCGAGGTAGTGTTTAATTGTGAGGCTTTATATAAATTAAGGCCGTCTGGTGTTATGCACATACTAATGCTAGCGTAATTTCCGTAAGCAGGACTACTAATAGAAGATATTTCAGTTAAAGCGCCTGTTATTAAATCCCTAGAAAAAACAAAAATAGTAACACCAAGAGCATCTAACGCATAAACAAAGTTGTCATTTGGGTGGACTAATACTTGGGGGGCTAAATTATCATAAGTGTAAGTGTTTGTGGCACCAGCAAAGCTGCCAATATTCACTGTCCCGATTAAAGTTAATTGCCCAGTTACTGTATCTCTCGAGTACTGTATTATATACGGTATATATATTGCAGGGCTTCCTTTTCCGGAAGAAGAAAAAGTAATATATAAATTTTTACCATCGTTTGACATCGCCGGCCAGCTCCACATATTAGGTGGTTGGGAAAGAGACCAAGCATACGGCGTTGGTAAGTTAATAGTTGGAGTGCCAAGCGCTGTTAAGTTACCATTTGACGTGTTTCTACTGTATTGTCTTACAACCGGAGGGTTTACAGATCCATCCACAATATATAAAAAACTACTATCTGGTGATATTGAAATTCCGCCGTTGCCTTGCTGTGTACTATATGATAATGCAGTAGACCTAGTGGGCAATCCGGTTACCGCATCAACATCAAATTGACACCCGTTTGTTATTTTATTTGTTCCGCTTACAACAGGCCAGTAGGAATTTGTGTATACTGACGTTCCGTCAGGGGATAGCGCAGTATAAGTTGGCCGAGTGTTTCCACTGCCGTTCAAGTATACGTTAAGCGCGCCGCCTTTTGGTGACGGAAATTCGACAGGTTCTAAATAACCCCCGGTTAACTGCCATTGAACCGGGCCAATACCTGCACTACAAGAGTAATAATAATCATACGAAGGAGATGGTCTTAAAAAACCTGCGCCTGCCCACAACGCAACAAACTTCGGATTTTCATACGGAGTAACTGCGCCAGTGCCTGATGAAATTGTTCCTTGAAACGGAGTCTGTGTAACTAATTTTGTAGTATTAAAGATGTCGTTAGAATTTACACCTAACATAGTCGTGCCGTCTAAAGAAAACGATACTTGGTACAATGCCCCACCTTGACTTGCGGCTAGCGTTAATAGCCCAGTGGTTTCATTCCTGCCGTATATGTATACTAATCCGGCAGGTATGCTTGCGCAGTGTAACCCGACTTGCGCAGCATTAAAATTCAAGTACTGCATTTGTGTCCCCCCTGATACACCTTCGGGAGACAACGCTGTTAAGTTTCCAGTGATTGAGTTTCTAGAGTATTGTACAATAGCATTGCTGGTATCTGTACCCCATGAAGACGAATATAAAAATGAGTTGTCGTCAGAAATAATAGGGCAGTACGGTTTTGTGTTAGTCGGCGTAAAAAACGTGGTTGAGAATGTTAGTAGCCCTGTTGTTGCATTTCTACTAAAGATATAAATCTTATTTGTAGCCTGAGACCCAACATACAAAAAGTTACCATCTGTAGAGTGTTTTGGCCAAGCTACTCCGGCTCCTGTTCCTAAATCTATATACGGAGTGCTTAACGCTGTTAATTCTTTTGTTGTTGCATCAATGCTGAATTGATAAACTCTATTAGTGGCGTTTAGCGTGGATGTTGCTAGTCCAGAAATTGACGCGTATAAATTTTTAGAATCCGGAGAAACAGCTAAAAAACAAGTGGAACCCGTGTTTGGTATTGAAGTGCCTGAAAGAACATACGACGCAACGTATGTTAATTTTCCAGTGGAAACATCTCTTGAATACGAATAAACTCTCCAAGTGTAACCACTTGTCCCATATACAACAGTTGAAGCAAAAAACGACCCTCCATCCGGAGAAACCCAATAATCAAGAGGGTACTCTGACGAGCTAATGTACTGGCTTTGGCCATAACGTATAAAAACGTCTCGAGCACTATTTAGTCCTTGACCATATCCTGCTGCGGAGGCAGATGCTCTAGTTGAAAGTAGTGGCATTTTTAAATATATGAGCTTTGAGCGGCTAGTGTAACAAATGTTGATGGTGCAGTTTTTATAACAGTGAACGTATACGCGTCTATGTTTTCTGTTCCAAAAGATCCACTGGTGGGGGTTCCACCAAGCCACACCACGGGGTATGTGCTCTGGTCAATATTCACACCAGTTACATAATAGGAGGTTGATGTTGATGTTGTCATCAATAAAACAAAAGTCATAGATTCCCCAACAGATAACACCGAGTCTAAAGTTACATTAGTTGGAAAATTATAGTAAAACGAAAGACTTACTGTGACATTGCTTGTTGCGTGACCTGTGTAGTATGTTACTGCCCCATTTGCTGCGTATAATTCACAATACGCTGGTGTTGCGGTTCCAATTACATTTAATTTTTCCGCCGCGTTTTTTAACTTTTCGGCGATTGCTGTTGTTGAGCCGTTAAATGTCTGTGTGCCTGTCCAAGTGTTGTTAGCGGACAAAGAAACTGAACTTGAAGCTGGGGCCCACGTTGGCGCGCCCGTGCCATTTGATGTTAATACATTGCCTGCTGTGCCCGGGGAAACAAACGCGGTGGTACCTGCGCCAGTTTGATACGGAACTGATCCGGCAGATCCGCCAACAAGGTTAGTTGCTGCTCCAACAGACAACGTGCTTTGTGCTACGTACTGAGGACCAGCGACGCCAGCTGTTAAAACGTTGTTAGTTGTGCCTAAAGATAGGAAGGTTGTGTTTCCGGAACCGAGTTGATAAGGAATTGCTCCAAGTGTTCCGGATGCGATGTTTGTTGCTGTTGTTGCTGAGCCAACTGAAATAGAACCGCCAGAGGTCCAAACTGGTGCGGACGTGCCGGCAGATACTAATAACTGGCCGGCTGTGCCTGCTGTTACGAACGCCGTGGTGTCTACTCCGCTTTGGTAAACCAAAGTGCCGGCTGTTCCGCCAGCAATGTTTGTTGCTAAAGTTGCTGTTCCGGATGTGGCCCAAGTTGGTACACCACCAGAAATAGTTAACACCTGACCGTTTGTGCCCGCTGATACAAAGGTTGTTGTGCCCGCAGCGGATTGATAAGGGATAGAGTTTGCTGCGCCGCCAGCGATGTTTGTCGCTGTGCCGACAGTTAATGTTGAAGGAGTAGCATATTGTGGTGCGGATGCGCCAGCGACAACGATGTCTCCAGCGGTGCCTAAACCTAAAAACGCAGTAGTACCTACAGTACTTTGATAAACAAGTGACCCTGTTGCACCGCCGGCGATATTTGCCGCAGCACCAGATTGTGTTGACAGAACTTGAATTGCACCGGCAGTATCTTTGTAGTACAAAATACCGTCGTATGAATTGATTGCCAACTCGCCGTCAATTAAATCGGCAGGATTTGGTGTGGCACTTGGTGTAGTGCTGTGAAATAATTGAATCGGGGTATAGTTAGTTTGTGCCATTTTGTGCTTTTATTATGACTGGCTGTTAATGATTTGCACGGCTAGTTGTGCTGCTAAAGCTGCAATATCAGATACTTGCGTTTGTTTGGTAACTCCATTTTGCACCACAACGGTAAGCTCGTCACCTGTTAACGCGGTGGCTACAGGTAGCTGTGATATTGAACGGTCTGCCATGTAATATAATCCTTAAAGAATGAGGTCGCCAGATTCGCCAGCTGTTGTTGACTGCTCTCTGTCTTGGGTAATGAAAATAGAATCGCGGCCCGGGTTGTTTGGTTGGGCGTTATCGATAGCCCCCTCTGGCGCGGGTCCTGTCACAACTTGCTGGCCACCTACTGGCCCAGTTGCAATAGATACATCTGGGCGGGGGAAGCGTAGCGCGATGTTTTCTGTTTGAATAGCAGGAAGACGCCATGGATCAAACTGAT